AACGAGCGCGCAGGATTATGTCAATGAACATGGTGGGAAGCTCGAAGTGTACGAGCGCATATTAAATTTCACTGACTGCGCAAGTTTGCAAAACGAATTCAATCAAGCTGAAGCCAATCTCCAATTGGCAGCGCCTGGCACGGCAGCCTATAAATGGGGTATCGGATACATGGCGGCTGCCGATGATCGGATGAAAGCTCTCGACTGTTACGAATAGAAAGAGGACATAATGGCACAAGCTGAAGATATAGTTGATCTCGGGGATTTCGTCGCAGAAGTGTTGACTCAGATCAATAACGGAATTGCAAAAGCACAGGAAACGGCAAAAGAGAAAAAAGCATTTGTTAATCCTTCTAATATGTATGTTCCTGCGAGTGGACGCATTGAAAAGGGTAGAGGTACACACCCTCGCCTGGTCAACAATATAGATTTTGATATTGCTGTCACCGCTGCTAAAAAATCGGGAGTTAAAAGTGGAACTGGTGTTGTAATTCCTGTGCTTGCATTAGGTGTTCAAGGCAACAAAGAGTTTGATAATAGTATGGTAAGTAGAATTAAATTCTCGATCCCCGTCTGTTTCCCCGAACAACCTTGAACCTACTCCCTCCCCCATCCACCCTGCCACCTGGCTCCATCGTCGATTCCTATCGGCGTGATAGTGGCGGACCCAAACAAGACCAATCCACCGAACAACAGCTCCACATCATCGAAGAATATTGCCGCAAGTATGGGCTCACCCATCGTCACAAATTTGTGGATCAAGCCAAAAGCGGCGGGTCAGTTGAAGGTCGGGCTGATTTCGAGCGCATGATCTCCACCTATAAAAACGCCGCCGAACGTCCGCATGGGTTGATCCTGTGGTCGTATGCCCGCTTTGCGCGTGATATTGAAAACTCCATCTATTACAAAGGCTTTATCCGCACCAACAAGATCATCATCCATTCGCTGATCGATAACATCCCCGAAGGTGATCACGGTCGCATTGTGGAATTCATCATCGATATCACCAACGAAGAAAAACGCAAACAAGCCTCCATCGAATCCCGGCGCGGTTTGCGTGAGCTGGTTGAAAAATATGGCTGCGTACCTGGCATCCCTCCGCGTGGCTTCAAGCGCGTGCCGGTGAACATCGGTAAAAGGCGGGATGGAGAACAACGCATCGCCCACCGCTGGGAACCTGATCCGAAGCTGATCAACAAAGTCCGCAAGGCATTCAAGCTGATGGCGGCAGGCGCATCTCAGATCGAGATCCTAAAAAGCACGCGCATCTATGACTCGAAGAATTCTCTATCCACCTTCTTCACCAATAAACTGTACATCGGCATTTTGGAATATGGCGATCTGGTGGTTGAGAAATATTGCAAACCGATCGTCGATATGCAAACCTGGAATCGCGTGCAAGAGCGTATCACTGCTCAGGCACAACAACAGTTCCCCAACAAACATCCACGCCGCACCAATTCTGTATACCTGCTCAGCGGTTTTGCCAAATGCAGTAAATGCCGCGCACCACTCAATGGCAACACCGTCAGCAATGCCACTGGCAGCCGCCACGATCAAGCCTATCGCTGCTCACGTGCGAAACGTCGCCTCGATTGTGACGCGCGCCGCATCCCGCGCCTGAAGCTCGAAGAGACGGTCATTGCACAACTCATCCATCACATCCTACTGCCCGAATCCATGCTCGCCCATCAAGAGCTTGCCAGCAAAAACCAAGCGCAAGGTGAAACGGTCCGCACGGCCCGCAAAGCCGATCTCAGCACCGAGAGCATGGAGCTCTCACGCCAGATCGCCAATATTGCCCGCGCCATTGCGGATGCCGGTCACAGTGAAACTTTATTGGATACGCTCAAACAAAAGGAAATGATCCGCGCCCAGGTGCGCACGGAGATTGAACAACTCGACATCCCCATCCAAAACATCCCGATCCTTACCCAGCCGCAAATTGAAACCGCCTCGAAAGAAATTATCCGCCTCCTCACCCACTCCCCGCCCGAGCAACTCCGCCAGCTGTTACGCGGTCTCATCCACGAGGTTCAGGTCTATCGCGAAGGCAACACCATCACCGGAGTGATCCAATACTTCTACCCTTTTGAATCCGCCCCCACAGAGATGTTGCCTATAGAGCCAGTCCCCGTGGGGGCACGTATCTATAGGCAACGGTTTACACAACCGTTTGAAGCCGAAATAAAACCCCACTCTCATTGAGTGGGGTTTTATGTTACACGGTCAGGGATTCGCTTATGATAAATAGCCTGATTCCCTTACCACTACCGCCGTGGGCGAACCATCCCACGCCAAAGAGAAAACATTGGATGTGATCTTGATGAGTGCAAATGCGGGCATTGGCTGATTTGCGACCTGTGCAAAAACGTTATCCAGCTTGGATGAACTAAACGCTTCGGTCGGATGGATGCGCAATGAAGTATTAGCGGTTGGGGTAGTAATCTGGAATTTCACGAACATATAACTTTTGCCAGTTGGTCCCGATGTAATCTCAAAGTCAATCCAGTTAAACCCACCGCCTGAAACGGTTGTACTGGCAATTGTCAAAGAGTCACCGTTTGCCCAGTTGACCGGAGCTGTCGCAGTTAGGGTTACAACATTCGTGCCTGTGTTGTAATTTGAGATAAGCGCCGAATTGCCACGGGTGGTATTGTAGAGCCGCATCTTTGCCAATTGACTGGAGCTTGCTGGCACCAATACCGCCTCGGTTCCTGTTAAGGGCGCACTCACGGTGACAGAAGCCCCCGAAGGTGCGCCACTGATTGTTCCAGTCCATAAAGAAGGACCACCAGGGCTGGCGCATTGACATAGATCATTTGCGTTTGTCTCTGCAATTGGTTTGTTTGTCAAATCGGGGTAATTAGGGGTAGCCCAGTTGCCCGCGCCGTTCATAAATTCTGTGGCAACGTTGGAGAGCTTCTTTAGAAAACCATGTTTTGATGTGCTGGCATTGTTAGTAGTAATGTCAGATGTTGATAAATTCGCATCACTTGTTGAATGTGGGTTTGAAGTGTTCGCAATATGTGCCGCTATTGAGCTTGCATTGGTTGCTAATTCATCAAGCACATCCACGCCGTCCACCAACAACGGACTGGCGGAACTTGAAACGACGTTCCATTGCCCGGAGCTATCCATGCCTTCCAGCGAGAAATTACTGACCAGCTTCAAGGTCACGTTATCGAAATAAACAAAATTTGTCCCGCCCGCCGCTTTGAACTCTAATATCAGAGAAGTGCTAGTCGCCTTGATGAGTGCCGCGCCGCGTATCCATTTATCAGCAAATTGATTGCCAGGATCATAAGCTGCTTGATCACCGTTTGTTATACTGACAATTCCATGGAAACCAGTTTCACTTTTTACGGCAAACTCAAGCAGGTAATACGAGCCATTTACAACTGTGATTGTTTGCTTAATCGTATCGGCGTCGGTGCATTTTGCGGAGTACGTACCTTTCCAGGGATCTATATTCGTGACTGTTGGACTTCCGGTTTGTGTCCAGCCTGTGAAGTCGCCAGTTTCAAAAGTCCCGTTTGAAATAAGTTCGGATGTAGACACAAACGCCTGCAATTGACTTCTCAAATAGCCACTAATATCACCTGTCCCAATATCCCCCTTAATCCAAACAAAACTCCCGTTCGCGTTCTGCTCCCTAAACGATATGCCACTATCGTTGTGAATAAAGGCTTTGGCTTCGATCTCGCGTCCATCAATGAGCAAGTCTCCCGTCATTGTATCCCCTGTGTCGTTTACCTTCCCATCTAATGCGGTTTGTAAATCCGTCTGATCTGAAAGTGTGCCTGTGATGCTGCCCCACATCCCCCCACCTGATGATGCCCCAGCTTCAAGCGGCATGGGGATGTGGATATGTTCATCGAGCAATTCTTCCATCGTCTCAAATAAAATGACCGTGGCAATGCGATACATGCCCGCACCCGGCACGGGAACATCATCTTTCGTGGCAAGTGCCTTGTCTGCAAATGGTGTGCCATCGTTGGGGGTCAACACACCATCAACATCGCTTTCGATGTTGACATATACCGCGCCGCTGGCGGGAACATATGATGACAGATCCACTTCCTGATTCTCGATCAATGCCATGCCGCTTGCCGTGCGAACCAGTGCCCCATATACCTGCACAATGAAGTTCCCCCCATCCTTCACATACACAGTTAACTCACGAATCTGTTTGCGCGGGAAAGGCTTCGAATCAGGACCGGGGAAGATATGCTGATCGATATGGTAAGGCACCAAGCCAGAACCAGCTGGGGCTGAGAAAGATTGGCGCACCGTCTTCACCTGCCACAGATTCGGTGTCTCGACCCGTCTGCCCACTTCGATCTGCAGCGGTCCACTTGTTGATCCCAAGTTTGGCGCGACGTTATTCTGCACGCGTAATTCCTGATTGTTCAAAATATTGCGGACCCAGATCACGCCTGGCACATCGGTATTGACCGTGCCATCTGACCTGCCAATGACTGCGGGGAAAACATCGAACCAACCGGTTTGCGGCTTTGCCGTTTTCTTGAGTGCCTTGCGTAATTTCGAATTCAGATTCGGCATTTACATCTCCAACACTTTCACCACATCAAAATGTGCCACGGGCACGATTTGCAATACATTCCCGCGCTTATCGGCGGGCGCTGTGCCCCATGCATCTTCGGTGTAATAGATGTAGCCGCCATCACTGACCGCCACCCAGCGTGATGCGACACCCGCACCGCCTGCATAAGCGAACCAATGTCGCACCGCAGATGGCAGGTTGCTGATATTGCTCCACGATGATGCACCATCGGTCGACTTTACGCCTTGCGTTGTACCTTGTGCCATGATGATCAATCCGGTTGGATCACAAACCAGTGCATCCTCCACAAGAAACAGATTACTTGGTATACCGCTGCCCGCTGCCACGTTCGTAACGAACGAGTCGCAATTGTCTGTCCCGATCAGGAAATCGGAATTGTTGTAGTGAATCGTTTTACCGGTGGTGAGAACGCGCATGTGCCGCTCAAGCCCGATTGCCGCGCCACCCGTAGCCAGCGTGATCGTATCCGTGACCGCACCCATGTTGGGTGGAAAGGTGCGCGCTATGCCATTATCCGTGACCAGCCATTGCCCCATGCCATATGAGATCGATGCATTGCCGATGCCCTCAGGCACGTTGAAAGCATAGCCCGCTGCGAATGTCACACCTGCACCCACAAAGGCTTTGAAGCCCGCTCCGCCCGCTGTAATGATGTAAGCAACTTGCGATGACAAAGGGTTGCAATTGAATGCCGGCACACGTGTACCAGACCCCACCGCGATGCTGAATTTTGTGCACATGCTGGCGTTATCTTCAATAATAATAAAAGTGCCACCTACATACGGAGCGTAAGCCAAAAACGCATCGAGATTATCACGTGTGTTTCCAACATAGAGTGCACCATTCGGGCAAACCACCACGCGGTTGATCGCCTGATATTGTGCCATGGTCAACCCTGCGTTGACCTGCACCCACGTGGGCGCAGCGGTATTGAAGTTCGCTGAATACAGCAAGCCTTTGGTGGTGTCATGCACCAGTACTTTTTTCGGACCGCTCAACGTAGGTTCGCCAGGCAGACCCGGCAAAAGGATTGGCAGATCAGGCAGGGCTGGCAAGGAAGGGATCGATGGAATCTCCATCGAGATCTCATCCGTATCAGGGATATCACCGTTCGTGTTTAACTTCGCAAAAGTCTCGCCTTCAAAATTTACTTCACTGTGAAAATAACCGCTATCACCATCAAAATAAAATCCCACCCGCCGTGGGATGAGCTGCCCATCAAATGCCAGTTCACGAGGCGTGTCACCCGTTGCCACCGTAAAGCCACACGTCTGCCTCGGGAAGACATCGATCATGCGATTGTTCATTGCAAAATTCACTGGCACATCCGGGTATGGATTGGTGCGCCAGCCCAGCACCAAACCCGCCTGCTCATTCGCATCTGCTTGCGAGGCGCACAATACGCGGTCGATCATCTCAGGTTCACCGAAGTGCAGCGGCACATGCCCAGGGCTGAGGCTGTAACGCGTCACCGCAAAACCACCGGCGTTCACCTCCTCCGCATTCAATGAAATGAGTGAACATTCCTGCACGATCACGCGCTGAAAGTCAATCGCTTCCTGCCAATCATCATCCGTGATCTGCATCGCTTCGGGGAAATCGCGATCACCTTCCGGCACCATCTGCGGATCAACTTCCACGAACAAACGCCCCAGCCGGTCCACACCAGGCACGGCAAATATTTTGCTGAATGCAATATCGGTGAGCTGCCCCCAGATCGTGGATGCAATGGTCTTGCCATCCACCGAATAGCGCGTGTCGTTTGACGGATAAAAATCCATGGTCTCGGTCGCGGTTGAATGCCAATACAAAATATGGAACAACGCACGGTCCACAGTCAGTGCAGTCATCTCATTCCACGCGGTCGCTGAACCTGCAAACGCCAGATCCACCGGGAAGGTCTTGATCTTATTCAACCAATTGTGCAAACCCTGCACCGTAAAATGGACCAGACCCGATTCACGATCCCACCGAATGGACTCGCCCACAATGCGCCCCACACAGACGATGTTCTCACGGTTCTCCACCGGCCCGATGCTGCCCTTCGTGCTCCCATACAAATCCTCAGCGAAAAGCACCACCAACGCCCGGTCATGGATCTCGCTCAGGCTGGCTTCCGCTTCCATGGTCATATCGAACATCCACCCCCCCGTATCGTGATCGCCAATACATTGCGCCAATTGAAACACCGTGGATGGCATATTCTCATCACGGTCATACACGAACACATGCCGCACGCCCACAGTGGATTTGCCATTCGCCGCGGTCACAGTGCACAGCACCCGGTAACAGCCTGGCGTGTCATATGTGACCGTGGGCGTGGCTGTGCTCATCCCGCTCGATGCGGACGAACCCGGCGCACTCCACGAATAGCCGCTGATGGTTGAATCAAACACCCACGAATCTGACCCAGAAAATTCCACATCCACTGTGGCTTCATCCAACCAAACCACTGCATGCGGACCCAACACCGGCACCGGGTTGAAATCTGAATGTTCATCAACATAAGCCACATCCACATCCATCAACAAAGCCCCAGCTGAGACCACTGAATGTTTTGCCCACAAGTCAAAGTCATCCACTACGGTTAAATAACAATTATCCGCCCACACGATCTCACTGGTCAGCCCAATATAAAACGTGCCAGCGATCGGTGCCTTGCGGATGCGGCACATACCCAGATCACAAGCGCCCGCGCTTGTGCCTACATATAGCGTCATGCCCGCCTTCACATTGCCCAGCGTACCCGAGCCCCCATCAAACGTGACCTGATAAACCAGATCATTCTCAGAAGGCACGCCATTCAACAGTGCTGTATAAACCGTGTTCGGCTTATAGATCGCCAAATACAATTTGCTCCACTGCGTATCCGAGCGGAGCAAAGCCAATTCAGGGGCAGTGATCTCACGCGCCATTAGAGCGCCACCAGATTCCGAAACGTCACCACATAATTCGTACGGTTCCTAAACCAGCGCCCCATCCCCTCATTCGGCACGATCATCTTTGCCTGGAAACTTGCATAATTATCGTCATCGATGCGCGTGCGGATGAATACCTCAGCCGATGAACCCGCACAGAATGTTCGCAGCTGGGTATATTGTTCAAGTGTCAACATTGGAAATTTCCATGTCACCACCGGCGAACCCACACCGCGCGTGCCACCACTACCTAAATTAACTGTCCGTGCGAACGGCATGAAATCAAAGATTGGCAACGGCAAAGGCGTTGTTAAGCTCTCGATATTGGTCATGCCACCTTCAGTGATACCGATCTTAAAATCTGCCATTATCCACCTCCGAGTGCATTGACCATTGTATTCACCAATTGATCATTATTCTGCTCGATCATTCCGCGCACCTGCTTCAAGCTCAAGCCATTGGCAAGGTTCATAGTTATATTCTGTTGTTGTGAGCTGCTGTTATTCGTGATCGGCTTCGTCAGTGACCGGGCAATATCATCGGGCTTCATCGTCTGCATACCCAATGCAAAACCCTGCGCTGTGAACGCACCCAACTTCATCGCCTCCACCGAAGGTGAGCTGATCCCCAATGACTTCTTGATCTGATCCAACACTGCTTTCGCCACCTTCGCCGCCACAGTGATCAGAGAAGGCAAACCCAGCAACATACCGTTCGCGATGCCGCTCAAAATAAATTTACCCACCGTCCCCCAGTTCACATTCGTGAACGCCGTGGAAATATAGTTGCGCAATTGTGTCAACGCATTCCGAATCCAGCTGATAAATTGTGTCCAGTTCTGCATAAACAAACTGAAGTTAAACGTTTTCGCCAACCGTTCACGGATCGCATCGAAAGCCTCACCGATATGTTCTACTGCCGCATCCGTATCGCCGCGCAAAAATGCTGTGAGTGCCGCCCATAACGCCTTCACCACTTTCACGAACATCGTCACGTTATCGCGCATCCCCAAGAAGTTCGTCTTCCACATCAGATACAGCATTCCCACATAGAAGATGACGCCTGCCAGAAGAATAAGCAGTGGCAATAATGCCGTACCAATTGCCGCCAGCGCAGGCAGTAATACACCTGAAATCGCAGTGCCAATGGTTGCAAACGAGATGCCCAATGTGGAAAGCGTGGAAGCAAAAGTGATGATGCTTCCAATCGCGCTGAGCATGGTGCCAACGAATACCAGGAACAATGGAGCCAACGCCACCAATGCCAGCAACACAATCGCTACCTTCTGCATCCACGGCGGCATGGCAATGAATTGATCCACCAACTTCGTAAGACCTGCGATCAGTGGCAACAACAATGGGATGAGGGCATTGCCCACAACTTCTTTGAGATCATCAAAGGCGTTTGTCAATTGTGCAATCTTTCCTGCTGTAGTCTCACCCGCTGCGCGTGCCAGCCCGCCAAATTCCGTTTCAAGTTCAGCGAGAATAACCTTTTGAGCCGAAGCAATATCATTCACTGCCACAAATTGTTTGATCTGTTCTTCCTGAGCATCAGTGAGCTGCACACCCACCCGCCGCAGTGCAGTCACGCCCTGTATGGGATCATTCAACGCCTTACCAAGTTGCACGGATGCCTCATCCAGGCTTCCAAATTTTTCAGCCATATTGAGCATGGCTTCAGTGGCTTGCGGGAAGACATCCTTCCCAATCTTCGTAAATGTCAAAAGCATCGCCTGCCCACGGATGATGTCATCATCTGCGAACTTTGTGACCTTTTGCAATGCCGCCGCCATCTTCACGATTTCATCAGAGGTCAGACCTGCCGCCCCGCCCGTGGATTTGATCGTGGCGTTGAGATCAGCCAATGCACTTTCAGCACTGATCGCCGAATCAACCGATGATTTGAAGAAGGCTGCAATCGGCACAGTGACCACTAAACTCATAGCCAGGCCCGCATTGCGAACACCCGTGCCCAATTTGGTCATGGCATCCCCAACCTGCAAACCCACGGCTGTCAGGTTCTTCAGGTTTTTGACACCACTATCTACACCGGTTTTTATGCCGCTGGCATCGAGCCCAACCTTCCCATACGCTGAACCTAATTGAATTGCCATTCAGCCTCCCAATGCAAACAGGCGCTCAACATGGATTGCAGTCCATGCAGAACGCCTGTTATTTTGAATTGTAAGATATTTGTTTTGCTTTTTACTCCGTCAGATACCCGCTGGGCGAAATGAACTGACCGCCCAACTTTGGCACTGCCTGGCTGATGCTGCCGATGGCAAAACACGCCTCGTCGTTCCAGACGTAAAGCACCATCGGTTCTTTCCTGTACATCTGTTGAACGGTCTGCAGCGTCATCATATTCGCCAGCATTTGTAATGCTTCGGGTTTGATGTCTTGCATCTTCAGATAATCGTGCAGCGTGTTGTAGGCATAATCTACCATCATGCTGAGGAATTGATCTGAAAATGCGGGAGCCTGCTTGTATTCCTCCAGATTGATTTCCCTTGGAGGTTCTTCCTTCTGTTCCTGTTTCTTTTCTTGAGCTTGCGTTTGTTGTTTCATGACGGGTTCCTTTTAACACAAAGTGCTGCCACAGACTCGATTTCGTCGGGAACCCGTCAGAGTTAGCGGCGATTCGGCGTACGTCTGTAGCAGCATTTTGCCTATGAATATATGTGGTTTTTGAGGATGCGAAGCCAATTAAATGGCACTCGCCGCTTTCATAGGAACTCTGACGGGTTCTTTTTGTATTGTACAACTTTTGATTCTGCATGTCAATCACCAAGTTCCATCGGGTCTAATCCTGACCGTTTTCTTCACCAGTGCCTTCGCACTCCGATAACCACGTTTGATCGCGCCCAACAAACCGCTATCACCAAAACCTGAAAAGGCATCCTTGCCTTCGTGCATATTCTTTTCCACTTGCCTGCCGATCATCAAACAAGCTTCATCCAACTGCCACGCCGCCATCTCTGTTTCCAGCATAATAAAATCGCTGGGGCGTTTGCTATAGGCAGTCGCCATGTTATACAACCGCCAAAGGTTTGTCCTATCCTTCGCGAAAGTTGGTGACTTTAGTCGCCTCCCGATTCACGAAAGCGAAGATCGCCATCTTATCGTCCGAAGGAATTTCACTCAACAAAATATGTTGATCATCTGCCACCGTGCCAATGCTGGGTTCCACCAGGCAGATCTCGATCAATGCTGTCAGCATTTGATTGAATTCCTCGGCATTCGCCGCCAGTGCATTCAAGTCAAAATCCTTCGCTTCGTTCTCAGCTGCATTCTTTGCCATATCAATGATTGCCGATGGCAATTTGCCGGTCAGCATCAGATCAGTCATCGATACATCCCGCACCTTCACACGCAAGCCTGAAGGCAATTCCATGTCATGCAAACGGTTCTTACGCCACTCAGCCAGGTTCATGCGCTCCGCTGCTTGTGACTGATTCAAATTATCCAAAAATCCCTGATCTTTTTTCATAATTGCTCCCGAGTGATGAAGGCTTATTCAGCCTTCATCACTCATCATTCATAAATTGTTTACGCCGTGGTGAAGTTCTTCACCGTGTCAGCCAAGGTCTGACCGAACACATCATGCACACCCGCGATCACCAACAGGTAATCGGTGGTGCCGCTCAAAGAAGCGACCGGGTTCAACGTCACAACCTTGCGGTTCGCGCTGATCGTGCGCACGTAAGATACCGGCACGCCTGCCGCAGTGGTGAGCATGACGCCATTCTCTGCGCCAGCAGCCAGCTCATTGTTGAACGTGGCGGTCAAGTCAGCTGTAATGACCACACCGGTTGCAGCATCTGCCGGAACAGTGGTCACACTCAGGGCATCAGGTGTATCAGGCAATGTGGGTAGATCATCAGCGGTTTCATTCGCCACCACATCATAGGCTTTGCCATCCACTTTCACGCCGGTGAATTCGGTCTCCAGCATGAAGAACTCTGCCCGCTTGAACGTGCCTTTCGGACTCGAAGTCAACTTCGCCTTGAAGATCTTCACATGGATATCATCGCCTTCATCGCCCAGGCTTTTCCCATAGATCTTGAAATATGGGTATGTGATTGAATCACCTTGCAGTGTGGCAACTTGGTTGGGCGTCGAACCGGTCACGGCATAATCATGCCCGGTCATCAGTGAAAGCGCCTCGAGCGGATAACCGCCCTGCTTGAAAGTGCCCTTCACCCCGAGCGGTTGTGTCACGATGCCCTGCAGATCATCGTTGCCATAAAACTCGCCGGTCACAACCATCTCTTCGAAACCAAGTTCGAGTGCGGCTGGCAAAGAAACTCTTGCATTGCCCGCCATATTCTCGATAATGATTTCTTTCAATCCAAACGGTTTATCATTTTGTCCAGGTGTTGCAGTCATATCATTCTCCTTTTTCTATTTATCCCCTCCCCAATTTCGCACTCTCCGAAATTGGGGAGGCAGGGTGGGGTCGGGTTTATCGGGTTTATATGCAGTGCAGTTACAATTTCCGCACGGCATTGAATCTCAACGTGCCAAGTGGACAATCGAGAGCCTGGTCACGTTGCTGATACACAGCACCAACATATTCAATATTCCAAACATGCGATCCGATCCGCTTTTCATTCAGGTCTGCAAACGCCAGACCTATCGCGGGTTCGATGACCGCATACCCCTGCCGCTGATAAAAATAGATCACGAACGTGGTGCGCACACTGGTCAGATATGGACCAGCTGGCACCTCATTCGGAAACTTGATCAACGCACACGGCTTAATCTCCTTCGTGGTGCCATCGAATGCCGCCGCCGTATTCTGCTTGCTGATCTCCTCCACATCATTGTGGACGCCCCCGGTCAACAACGTCATCAACGCCGTATCTGCCACCAACGCCGCCTTGATATCATCACTTAAGCTCATTGCAGCCACTTCTCCAAATCTTCACCGAATAGCCACACCGCCAAATTGATCGCATTCGGCAAAACCGAATCACTGATCTCTAATTGCTGTGCGCTAAAAGCTGACTCGTATTCATCCATCTCAGCCCAGTCTTGTTCGCCCTTCAACCAGCCTTTTAACTTGCCTGTAAATTCTTTCTGATCCATCAGCACCGCAGTCTTGTAATCCAAACAATTCGGATGCAATGGCAGCTCGATAGTGCCCACCGGGTACACGCCATCATGCTTCTCACCA